GGCGGTGGCGGCGGTGGCGGCGGCGGCGGCGGCGGTGGCGGCGTCGGCGGCGGCGGTGGCGTCGGCGGCGGCGGCGGCGTCGGCGGCGGTGGCGGCGGCGTCGGCGGCGGCGGCGGCGGCGGCGGCGGCGGTGGCGGCGGCGGCGGCGGCGTCGGTGGCGGCGTCGGCGACGGCGACGGCGACGGGCTTGTCCTTCAGCGCCGCGAGGACCGCCGTCCGAACCTTGGCGCTCAGCGCCTGGCGGTACTCCCACCAGTTGGGCAGGCCCTTCCGGATCTCGCGCACGATGGTCTGTGCGGCCCGGGCTGCGGCGGCGTCCTCGATCTCGTCGAGCGCACGCAGGCGCGCTGCGTCCTCGCGGTGGTCGGCTGCGTCGAGCCAGAGCGGCAGCGCGATGCGCACCGCGAAGTCGGTGGCCATATAGCCCCGGCGCAGCTGGTGGCCATCGCCACGTGTGCCGACCGATCGCGCAGCGAGCGAGGTCATTGGGTCCGTGTCGAACGCGATGAGCGACTGGCGCCCGGCGTCGTCGGTCCTATCGTTGAAGCGCATCATCCCCGCTCCGATGACCGGGCACTGGCACTGCGGCGCGGCCGAGTGCGGTTCGCCGGCGAGCCACGCGATCGCTTCGCGGATGCACAGCTCCATCTCGCCGGCCGCGACGTCCGGCGGCGGCGCGTCGTGGCCACCGCGGTAGAGGGTGAGTTGGGACAGGGCGGCGAGGCGTTCGGCAACGAGGACGGTCATGGCGTGGCTCCTTCGTGGTCTTGAGGGGTGCACAGCTCCCGGCTGAGCCGGATGCAGAAATCAGTGCCGAGCTCGCGGCCGTACCGCGGGCGTCGGCCGGTGGCGGCGAGGTCGAGCAGCTCGCCGAGCACGAGCTCGGCGTCGTCGATGTCGACGAGGAGGTAGGAGTCGACGATCGCGGCGGCGGCACGATCGTGGCCGTAGGCGGCGACCTTGCCGATCAGGTCACGCGGATCGCTGGTGCGCGGGTCGCCGCCGAGGACCTCGTGCAGCTCCTGGTAGGCGGCCCACTGCACGAAGACCTCGTAGAGCTCGGCCGGGGTGACGGTCATGCGGCCAGCGCCTGCCCGTTGACGAGCAGCTGCTCGACGAACGCCTGTGCCTCGCCCGCCGGAACAGCGAGCAGGATCAGATCGACGTCTTCGTCAAGTCGCCCGACTGTCTGGAGTGCCGCAGTGGCGATGCCCTGGCCGGCCGACTTCCCGCTGCCGGTCGTATCCAGCTGCACGCCGGCGGCCGGCACGATGTGCACCGCGGCCCTCACGCGGGCACCCGGTAGCAGCCGTCAGGGTCGAGCGCGAGCTTGTCCTCGAGCAGGGCAGCACGCTCGGCGCGGGCTGCGTTGACGATGGCGCTCATGCTGCTGCGACCTCGGCCGGGAGGTCCACGATCCGGCTCTCCGCGACCCACGCGGCGGTGCGGCTTGCGGTGTAGATGACCTTGCGCGAGTTGCTCTTGCCCTTCGCCGGGTCGGGCTGCAGCTCGGCCTCGACGGGGTCGCCGCCGCCGGTCGGCGTGACGTGCACGAGCACGACGTCGCCGGCGGCCTGCTCGACGGGGAACCAGCCACGGCCGTCCTTGCGTACCAGGCCGTCGTCGGCGAGGGCGGGCACGATGCGGTAGAGCGCGTTCTGCTTGAGCGCCATGCCGTGCGCGAGTTCGGGGATCGTGATCCCGGGGTGCTGGGTGATCAGCTCGAGCGCCCGGGCCCGACGCGTCCTCGAGGGGACGGACGTCTCGGGCTGCTCGAGCATGATCGTGAGATCACCGGTGTCGGGGACCTCTTCGTCGACGAGCTGCAGGCCTGGCACAGCGATGTCGGCATCGATGTCGTCGATGATCGGTTGAGGCTCGTCGGGTGCGCTCAGCGCGGCCTTCCCCGCCGCGGTGATCGTGATGACGTCGACCTCGGACGCGCGTCGAATGCAACCAGCCTCGAGCAGCTGCTCGAGCGCCTGGTCGAAGGCCTTGTCCCCGTAGATGGGGTAGGCGTCGGCGCCGCCGGAGCCATAGACCTTGGTCTTTGCGCGTAGGTCTGCGAGATCGAGCGCCTGCACCTCCGGCGCGTCGTGAAGCTCGGCGAGGATGCGCCGACGTGCCCCACGACCGCCCCAGTGCTGCAGCTGCGTCGTGAGTCGCGTCCGTGCCTCGTCGAGCGCGATCGCACGTGGCGGCAGCAGCTTGAGCTTCTTCGCGGCCGCGCGTATGTGATCGATCAGGTCCTCTTCTTCGCGCAGGTAGTAGGGCAGCCCGAGCGATCCGCCCGTTGCGCGCGGATCGCAGAAGAATGCAGCGACATAGGCCCTGACCAGTTCTGCCGCCGCGGTGCTCGGATCCTTGGCGGCCGCCCAGTCCTTGTCGAGGGTGCGCTCCGGGTCGACGTGCTTGTAGCCGTACTCGCCGGCAGTTTCAGCGTGCGGGTAGCCATCGACGAGGTGCAGGACGAGGCGCGCGACAGGCCCCTCAAGCGAGCACGCGGACATCCCGCGCAGTCGCCTTCCAAGCTCGGCGTTCATCGCCTCTGCGTATGGCCGTGCCTGCTTGTCACGCTCAACAGCGAGCAGTAGTGCCGGATCCTTCGCCGGCCCGTCTGTGTTTGCCGATCGGGACTTGGCCTGCTGGGCTTTGCGCTCTGCGGCCTGCTCAGCGCGCTCGCTCTCGGTGAGCGCGATCGAGTACTCGATCGCCTCGCCGATCAGGTCGGTGTCTGTCAGAAAGACGAGGTCTTCGTCGTGCTCGAGCAGCCCGCCTGAGGCGCGCGCGGCCTCGAGCAGCTCGTCGTCGGCTCGCAGCCGGATGCCTGAGTAGTCTCCCCCGCCGCCAGCAGCCTTGATGCGCTTCGCGAGATCCTTGTCCTCGACGTCGCCGGCGCGCAGGAAACCGCCGAGCTTCTGGAACGCGATCTCGGGCTGGCTCTCGACCTCGAGCAGCAGGTCGGCCGTGAGGTCTGGGTCGAGCAGGTCGGCTGCCCGGATGCTCTCCTGCTCGAGGCCCTTGGCGATCCAGACCGCGGCGGCCGGCGACGCATCTGCGATCAGCTGCAGCGTGCGGCCGGCGGTCGAGGGGACGCGGCCGGCCGCGATCGCGTCCTGCACGGGCTTGGGCAGCGTCAGCAGCCGCAGCCGCTCGCGCGCCGTCCGCTCGCTGACGCCGACGGCGGCCGCGGCCTCGACCTGGGTGTCGCCGAGCTCGACGAGCTTGGCGATCGCCGCGGCCTCGGCGAGCGGCGTCATGTCCTCGCGGGCGAGGTTCTCCGCGAGCGCGGCGCGCAGCGCCGAGGCCTCATCGGCGATGTCGGGGCGGTGATGCACCGGGACCGTCGGCGTGCCGGCGACGAGCGCTGCGATGTAGCGCCGCCAGCCGGCGATGATCGGGTGGCGGCCGCCGCAGTCCTCGAGGGCGGGGCCGACGACGATCGGCTCGAGCATTCCTTGCGCGGCGATGCTCGCGGTGAGTTCGGCGAACGCGGGGCTTGTCGTGTCGACGTCGCCGCGGGGGTTGGGCCAGTGGTCGGGGTCGAGCTGCTCGAGCGGCAGCGTGCCGGTGACCTCCACCGGCAGGCTCGCGGGCGGGGTCATGCGCTACTCCTCATCGGTCGGATGGCGCTGGCCACGCGACCGGCAACGTTGCCGATCACCCGGCTACAGCGAAGGGGGATCAACGGCCGTCCCGCCGTCACCCGGGCCGATCGGTGGTAGCCCGGGGCGTGCAGGAGACGGGACGGCCGTCGCTTCGTCCGCGGCCGAGCAGCCGTGCTCGACGCCGCCGCGCTCGGAAGGAGCTGCATGCGTGGTGGCGGGACGAAGTTCTCCGTGTCGCACAACGCCGCGGCCGCGAGCGCCTTCCCCGTGGGCACGCCGGCGGAGCTCGCGTCGTTCAGGCCAGAAAGGACGGGCCAACCACGACACGGAAAGAGGGATGAGACGGTGCTCATGCGAGCTTCGCTTTGTGCACTCGGGTTTTACCAACGACGAAGCCCTTCACCTTCACGGGCTTAAAGCCGACCGTGGTGACCTCGACGACACCGCCGGTCAGGACCTCGCCGTCGGCGTTCGCGATCTGGACGGTGAGCTCGTCGCCGGGCTGCAGGTCGACGTCGAGGACGAACGACCCGCCGATCGCCACGGTGCCGTCGAGCCAGCCGCCGTCCGGCCGCTTGGCCTTCGCGGGATGCGGCTTGACGTGATGTGTCAGCTCGGTGTCGGGCACGAGGCCTCCCCCGGTCCGTGCTCGAGCGCGACACCGAGCGCCTCGAGCGCCCGGTTCGGCGTGGCACCGATCGCCGACACCGTCCCGATCTGCGCGATCGTCCGGCAGCTGCCGCGCACAGCCTTGAGCTCGAGCGTGGCGCCGCGCTCGGCCGCGATGATCACCAGCTGATCGAGGAGCATCACGATGACTCCCCGTAGATCGCGTCGCCGGGCGGCGGCGGTGCCGGCACGAACAGCGCATCGTCGCCGATCGCGTCGGGTGCGGGCTCGGTCACGAGCACCCAGCGGAATATGCGGCCGGGCCTGATGCGCGAGTCATGCTCGAGAAAGACGTAGCCGTCATCTCTGAGCTCGCGCAGCCGCAGCCGCCAGAACGCGCCGACCAGGCGGGCCATCTCCGAGCCAGTGAGTCCGCGCAAACCGGCCGCACGGAACGACTCGACGAGCTGCTGCTTGCGAGTCACCGTCAGCACCCCGGCGTCTCCCGCGCCCGATCAGCGAAGCGATCGCGCGCGTCGACAACCACCGACGAGGGACGAGAACCAACCGGCACCACGGTCCCAGCGACCCCACAGCCGTACGTCGGGCGTGGAGCTCGATCGAGCCAGCGCGCCTGGCGCGCCAGCGCCCGCTGATGCCGGACGTCCTGAACGAACAGCCAGAGCAAGATCAGGCAAGCAACCGCCACCCACCCCACGAAGCCGATCGCGACCGGGCTCACGCTGCTCCCGTCGCGGTCATACCGCATCCGTGGCGGTCGCGGCGAACGCGGGCAGGTCAGTGACCTTGCAGCCGAAATAGTCGGCGACCTTTTTCGCGCTATCCGGGAGGACCCGCCCACCACTCTCAAGCGCTGTCAGCGTGCGACGGTGCACACCTATCTCCTTTGCAGCAGCAGCCACGCTCAGGCCACGGTTGAGCCGAGCCTCGGTGAGGTTCATGCCATGGTCTTTCGGTTGGTGGCGGGCAGCGGCCAGATCGAGGTGACGCTGCGCCCGCAAAACTGAGCGATCGCGAACTGGGCACTGACACGAGGCACGAGCCCGTCGCTCTCGATACGTCGGATCGTGCGGGCCGACACGGACCCGAAACCGGCGCTGTAGATGACGTGGCTGAGCGCTTCAGGGCTCAGGCCCAGATCAACGCGGATTTCGCGGATGAGTCGGCCGGCTCTCGGGTCGCGGTGCACCATCTGTCCCCAGGGTACAGAAAGTGTCACTGTACGGCAACTTCTGTCCCCAACAGGCAGACTCTGCCGGGACACCCGCCGTAGCTTGGGGCCATGCCGCTGCCCGACGACGTCCGCCGCCGCGTTCGGGTCGGTCTAGCCGCAGGCGGCTACAGCAGCGTCGAGAAACTCGCCGAAGCCCTCGCCGAGCGCAATAGCGGCATCGGCCTCAAGCGGCTGCGGGCTATCTGGCAGACCGGCAATGCTCGTGCCGTCGAACTTCGCGAGATCGCCGACGCATGTGAGATGCCGTTCTGGTTCATGGAGCACGGCTTTGCGGCCGAGACGCGAGAGGCTGAGCTGCGCGACGAGATCAGCGAACTGCGCCGGAGCGTGGGGACCTTGATCGCGACGGTGGCGCAGCATGGACGAGCGCTGCAAGCACTCCTCGGTCAGGATCCTCAAACGGGATCAGAGGAAGACGGGCCTCAATGAGGTCGGCGACCTGGCACAGCACTTCCTCGCCTGTCACCGGACCCTCCTTGCCGCCTTCGAGCAGTGTGAGCAGATACGACTGGCGGTACTGGGTCAACGCGGCCTCCGGTGCTTCGGCTGCTTCAACGCCATCCGTTCTCCGGCGTCTGGCTTCGCCCGCGGCAGCGCGATCACGAGCGAACGGTGACCCTTTCACACCCCGCAGACGGAACCGTTCGGCCCTAGCCCTACTTGCCCTCCTGACTGCACTCGCCGCGTGCGGCGAATCCAGCAATAGCGCAAAGCCCGAAGCACCCGCCTCTACGCCCGCCCAAACCATCACGCGTGGCGCGTACATTGAGCAGGCTGACGCGATCTGTCGCAATCGCGACAAGGATGACAAGGCGACCGAGCGGTATTTTGTGTCCGCGTACGATGCCGGCCGTTTCAACGACGCTGCCAAAGCACTGCGCGATGTCGCCGACCAGGGCCGCACGTCGCTGCATGCCCGCCGCGCGCTAAAGCGACCAGCGGGTGATCGTGAAGCGCTGGAGGCGTACTACGACGACGTGTCGCAGCAGGTAGGGATCACGTCTGCGGCGGCCGATGCGATCGCGGGGGAGGATACGGCGCGGGTGAACGCGCTGCTGGAGGAGGTCGGACTGCTCGCCGAGCGGGTGAAGGGCGCGGCGCGGACATACGGTTTCAAGGTGTGCGGTAAGGGCTAAATCCCTAATCACCTGAATTGACAGACGGGCCACTGCCCGGGCCCGGCAGCGATGTAGAGCCGCACCCCGCGCGCCCACTGCTCCCATCGCGACGCGGCCGCGGGATCACCGCGGCCACCCATCGCCTCCCAGGTCGACTGCAGGAACTGAAGCAGCCCGCGGAACTTGCCGCCGGGTGACACGGCTCGTTCGTTGCCGTTGGACTCACACGCCGCAATCCGGCGGAGGTGGGCACGGACTGCAACGGGTGCGCTGCGCCAGATGAGCTGGTAGCGGTGCTCGAGATAGCGTGCTTTCACGCGCTCGACGCATGCTCGCGACTCGCAGCCGCCGTCGCGCTCGTCCGCTGAGGCGACGGCGAGCCCGAGCAGGACGACGAGACACGCCAGCGCGACAGCGCCCAGCAGCAGCCCGGCGAGAGTGCGCAGCGGGCGCGGTCGTGGCCCTTGTGACCCGTGGCGGACCGCTGCGCTGAGGATTCGGCAGCGACGGGGGCGTGGAGGCTTCTCCGGCCACGGGTCGGTCTTGTACTGCTCTGTGAGCGGCATCAGCGGTTGTCACCGCGCCAGCCGGTCACGCGCGAGATCAGGTCGCTCAGTGCGTGAAGTAGACGGGCCAGCATCAGCCACCCGTCCCTGGGACGCCTGGCACCATTGGTGGGGAGGGTGTGCCGGGTCGCATCCGAGGCTTCGGCGGCAAGGTGCCGGGCTTTGGAGCGGGCATGGTCAGTCCTCCGAGCGATACGTCGTGTCGGGATGCGCGTCGGCGTACTCCTTCGAGACGTACTCGCCGCCCTCGATGCTCTTACCGCAGCCCGGCCGTGGACAGAACTCGCGAGCGCCGACCGTGTCGCCCTTCAGCCTGAGCGTCGGGCAGTCATCGCGTTCGCACTTCAGGGTCGTGCCGTCAGGGTCCATCGCGGCACGGAACACGGCCTCATCGAGGTTGCGGATGAGGTCCGCGGCTTGGCGTGCCGCGACTCGTGTGCGAGGCAGGATCGTGTAGGCCGCCGCGAGACCGACCAGCGCGTTGGCGAGCTCGTCTTGAGACAGCGTGTTCGTGCAGCCGCAGGTCTCGCACATCAGTGCTTCACCGGTCCTCTCGTCGTGCAGAGGACGCTGCGCTTGGCGAGCGCCCGTCGGCGGTTGACGCTGTTGCGCTCCCAGTCACCGCCCTTCGGTGAGCCGGCCTTGCGCCAGCTGTTGAGCTTCCGGCAGGTCGCCCGGTCAGTGCCGGTGACGCCGCCGCCGGCGAGGTCGGCGATCAGCGGGCCGATCGTCCAGCCCGCGAGCTCGCCGCCGCTCGGGTTGCGTTGCCAGCGCGTTGATGCGACGTCGACATGCCCGCCGCCGCATGCCCCGAGATCCCGGTGCATGACGACGCCGGACTTGACGACGCGGCAGTTGCGGACGAGGCCGCGCCTCATCGGGATCCCGTAGCGCTTGCCGACCGACCGGGTCCGCGCCAGGAGCGAGGAACGGCCGGCGGCGCGAACGTAGGAGGGCTCGTCGCCGAACGCCTGGACCTCGATCCCGATCGAGAACGGGTTCGCGTTGCCCTGCGTCCATGCCTTGAGGTTCATCGGCACGGTGTACGTGCACAGGCCGTCGACGCCACCGATCAGCAGGTGCCAGGAGACGCCAGAGCTGGCGCGGTTCGCCATTGCGGTAAGGCCGTCCTGGTCAGCGCGGCCAGCTCGATCCCTTGAGACGGTCTGATGCCAGACGATGACGCGCGGCTTGACGCCGGCGCGGCTTGAGCTGTTGCGAACGAACCGGGTTCGACAGCCGTCGAGTTCCTGCGCGGCGAGCGGTCCCTCGTTCAGGACGACCGGGCCGTCGTCGGCCTCGCGCAGCGGCTCGCTCAGCTCGCGGTGCGTATCGCCCGCCTGGTCGGTCGCTGTGACGGCGTCCTGGAGCTCGTCGGCGGCGGTCGGGGCCAGGGGCACAGCATCGTCGCGCTTCGTGTCCTTGTCGGGACCGTCGACGGCCTCGACGCCGTCACCCTGGTGAACGATGACGCCGGGCTGGCCGGGGATGGTGAGCGTCGGCGCCGGCCGCTCCGCTTGATCGTCGGGTGGACCGATGATGAGCAGCATCGCCGCGACGATGAGGGCGAGCAGGGCTGCGAGCGCCGCGAGGGCGCGCTTGGAGATCTGCATGTGGCCTCCCTTTCTCGGAGGGGTGAGGAGAACTACGTGGGGGTCCCCGGCAACGTTGCCGGGGTGGCGCTTCAGTCAGGTGAGACGCGCTCGCGCACGTACGCGGAGCAGTCCTTGCGGTAGGGCGCGAGCGCGTCGATCAGCAGGAACACGACGCGCGTGTCGGCCGTCTGCGGGAACTCCTTACGCACGACGCTCTTGGTGCGGCGGTTGCGTGCGTTGCTCTCCTGGCACGAGGTGAGCGTGTTGCGAGAGCGCTCGTCGTAGATGTCCTGTGACGCTCGTGTGTTCGACGCGATCGTCCAGACGATCACGCATAGCGCCGCGACGATGATCACCCCGCCGACCCAGATCGGCACGCGCCGACGAAGGGGTGTGTCCGTGGCGCGCCTCCGTGGCGTCATCAGAACAGCTTTCCGGCGCTCTGCAGGACCAGGAGCGCGGCGCCGCCGACGACTGAGGTGGCGATCGCCCACCCGACGCGCACGAGGCTGTCGACCTTGCCGTTGAGTGTCTCGAGCGCCCTGCTCAGTCCGCGGTCGCCGTTGATCTGTTCCTCGTGCACCGACACCTTCTCGGCGGCCTTGGCGGCGACCGAGTCGATGCGTTCGATGTCACGCTCGACTTCGCCGAGTCGGTGCAGCACGACACCGTTGCCGTTGCCTTCCATGCTCACGCCTCCTTGGCACGTCGCTGTGTGTTGTCGACCGGCGCTGGTTGGAGCACCGTCTGTTCCTGCCGGACGTCCGCAGCGGCGCTCGACGGGGCGGGTGGCTATTGCAGGCCTGCGGCTGTTAGTGCGGTCGTGACTCGATCCATGTAAGCGTCGAGCACTCGGAACGTGGAGTCCACGCCGATCGTCACGGTCTTGCTGTCGTGCGAGTAGGAGGTCTCCTGCACGAGCCGCGGCCGGTCGCTCAGGTTGGCGCTCGAGATGAGCCGCACCCGGTCGCCGGCGCGCACCTTCCATGCGGGCTGCAGTTGGCCGGAGCGGTCGCGCACGTGGCTTTCGCGGGTGAACGAGCCGGGCGCCTTGGGCTGGTTGTCTTCGAGCAGCCGGATCCGGCCGAGCTCGAGCGCGTTGGCGATCGTCGTGGGGTACGGGATGACGAATGGTTCGCCGCTGCGCTCGCGGCCGTGCGTGTTGAGCGGGTTGTCGATCGAGTCGTCGCGCAGCTCGGAGTAGTCGGAACCGGTCAGGAGTTCTTGTCTGCCAGTGGCGACGTTGGTGAACTTGACTCGCAGACGGTTTCGCAGGGCGGTGAGCTCGTCGCCCTGCAGGCCGATCGTGCTGCCCATCTCGTCGTGGCGGATCTCCCAGTCGTAATCGTTCAGGTCGACGGGAGCGAAGCGCAGCGTCCGGTTCTCCCACACCCCGAACGGCCAGTTGTGGAAGCTGTTGACCTTCAGGATGAGGTCGGTGACGGTCATGTCCTCGGCCACCAGGTGCTCGATTGGGTAGGTCGTGTCGAGGACCTCATCGGTGTTCAGGAGTGGTGCGTGGTTGGCGACGGCCCACTTGAGGGCCTCGGACGCGGCGACACCGTACGGGTCCCCCGTGGTGCGCAGCAGTAGGTCGACGTTGCCGTACACGGCCAGGTCGCGGCATTGCACGGAGTAGACGTAGCCGTCGGCCCCACCGGGGGTGCCGTTGTAGTAGAAGCTGATGACGGCGTACCGGACGGGGTCGCCATCCACGAGGTATCCCGCGTCGGGGGCGGGCCACAAGTCGCCGCTCGAGGCGTTGACGGCCGCGAAGTCATCGGTCGCGCTGGTCCTCACGTACAAGTCGTAGAGTGCGTTCAAGGGGTCCGCGGAGCCGACGTTGACGATGTCGTAGTAGATCGTCCCAATCGTGTTTCCAGGCCCCGCGTCGTACCACGCCTCGGCGATCGGATGGATCGGCGACGCCCACTTGTCGGCGTGTTGCAGCACGAGGGCGGCTCGGCCGGTGTCGTTGATGACCGAGGGGGCCGCTGCCTGGGTGAAGGCAGCGGCGAGCAGGTTGACGTTGCGTTCGATTGCTGCGCCGCTCCAGTGGCTGAGGTCACGGTCTACGAAGATCATCGAGAACGGGTTGTCGGCGGCGGATGCGATCCAGCCGGCGCACGTCACGCCGAGGTTGTGGCCGTCGGTGTCCATGCTGCGGGGGAGGGCGGTGATGTAGCCCTCGTAGGCGGTTTCGCCGTTGGCGCCGATGAACTTGACGTCGTCGCCGAGGTGGAGGTCTTCGTTGTCGCGGTCGATCGCGCGCGTCAGGTTGAACGACGCGGTGTAGAAGCCCGAGCCGATCTGCGTCCCGAACTGCAAGCCCTGCGGGCGATCCCCCGGATCGGGTGCGTCGCCGCTGAGCGTCTTGGTGGTGCCGTTGGCGTCGGTGACGATGACGACGAGCTCGGTGTCGGCCCTCATGCTCAGTCGTTCAGTTCGGTCTGCACGACCGCCAGCGCCGTCATCGCCCGATCCCGTTCGCCGCGGACCGCTTCCAAAGCGTCAGGATCGCCGCCGGCAGTGATCGCGGCGCGCTCCAGCGCCGCCAACGCATCCACTGCGGTGCGTGCGGTCTCCTGCGCTAGGCCGAGCCGGTCCTCCTCGGCCCGCAGAGCAGCACCCGCCTCGTCATATGTGCGCCGCAGTTCGCTCAGAGACACAGATACCTTCCGTTTGGTCATCGTGGTATCGCCAGATATCTCGGCGTTGCGTACACCTGCACCGTCGTTGAGTCAGCGATGTAGTCGTCGGCGCTGGTCTCGATGTCGCCGCGCCGGGCGATGACAGCAACCCGGCTCTTGCGGCCCGCCCCGCCGGCCTGGGGCAGGTAGAAGCGGCCACCCACGTCCTCGGGCGGCTTGCCCGCATAGGTGCCGGTCGCGTCCTCGCGCAATACCGAGTCGCTGCTGAACGTGATCGACTGGCCGGAGTAGCACGCGATCGGCTCAGCGGGTGGGACCGCCACCGCATGCGAATCGTAGTAGCGATTCCCCGTCATCGTTGTGGTGTTGATGTCGTACAGGCCGGGCTTGCCGGAGGCCAGCGCCCCTCCCGTTGCGAGCACGGCATCGGTGGCGTTGAGCGACGTGATCGGAACGCCCGCAGCGGTCAGGAGCGTGGCAACGGCACCGCCCGAGGCGTGCGCCGTCAAACGCAGTTGATAGCGCTGCCCCCCTCCCAAACTCCCAACGAACGGAGCCGACACGATCTGTGTCGCTGCTCCTGCCACCACCTTTGTGACGACCAGCTCCCATGTCGGACGTCCCGGGCCGATGGTCGCACGCAACGTGAAGCGCAGATAGTTGCTCGCGTCGACCCATCGCGCGATCACGCCCATTTCGATCAGTGCGGCAGCCCCGTAGCCAACCGACGTGAAGTGCATCAGCGTGACGCTGACTTCCGTCGCCGCATAGCTCGTTGCTCCGAGCACCGCGAATCGCGCGCCCGCATCGCTGACGGTCGCGCGTTTGACCGTTTCGTCAGCAGCCGCTGGTGCGTCCGCCGCCGTGTAGTCCGTGCCAGCGCCGGACGTTACCCAAGTCTGCCCCGAGTCCGAGACCTGGGCGTTGAGCGCAGCGCCCGCGGTCATGCCTGTGAAGTCGTCGTAGGCCACCAGCACCCCGGTCTCGTAGGAGTACGGTGCGCGCGCCCGGCCGTAGCGTTCGGCGGGCATGAGCAGCACCACGTCTGCTTGGAAGGTCTCGCCGCCCGTCGCTGTGCTGTACGCCTCGATGCGCCCGGTCCATCGCTGCGCCCCACTTGTCGCTTCGGGAAGGGTGACGAGACCAAGGTCGACGCAGTTCAAGCCCGCCACCACGGGCACCTTGTAGGCGAGGCTGCGAAACGGGCCGTCGAGCGTCTGGTAGGTCAACCTGACGGCCATCGTCGTGGCGCTCGCGTAGAAGCGCAGCATCGGTCGAAACTGGCCGATGTGCGTCAGGTTGCCGAGGCCGCAGATCGCTTGGACCTGCGTGCGCAGCGTGGCGCCGATGACGTTGTTCGATCCGCCCGAGTACGCGCCCGAGCGCGTGGCCGTGACGCCGGCGTAGCCGCTGGTCACCATCGCCGTTGAGTCGACGATGAGCGACGGCGGCGAGCTTGTCGGATACCAGCGCGACTCCATGCCCAGCGCGACATAGCGGCGGTTCTGCGATGCCGAATCCGTAACGACGATCCGCGCCAATGCCGCCACGTCACCGAGTACGTCAGTGATCTCGATGGTGGCGATCGGGGCCGTCGTCATGGTCGCCCACACGGCCGACTCGACGCCCTCACCGAACGGAAGGCAGATCAGACGCACGGTGAACATCGGGGCCAGCCCCAGCCAGCCCGATTGCCAGTCGATCGGCAGGTCGGTGATCTCGCCCATCAGGCACCTGAACGTGATCGCGTTGATGCTGGCATCCGCTGGTGTCCACACGAGCGGGAGGCCGTTTTCGTTGAGTGAGCACTCCTGCAGCTTGTCGACGATCAACCGGATCTTTGCGAGCACGAGATCGCGCGTCGCCTGCGGCTCGATGCCGATGCGCGCTTCGACGACGCGGTTCTCGTGCAGGGGGTCGCGGCCGAGGATGGCTCCGTTGGAGTCGGCACCGCTGATCCATTCGGGCTTCTTCGCCGGCGGGTTCATCGACAGTGACTCCAGCCCGAACGTCGTCGCGTCGTTGAGCGCCAGGGAGTCGAGGACCAGCTGCTCGAGGCTCGATGTCATGCGGACCTCCTCATAGACCCATCAGGGCGCCGCTGTTTGGCATTGCCGCGCGTGCTTGGACTCGGCCGCCGAGTTCGCCCGAGAGGTGATCGGCGAACGCGCGGCTGATCGTCGCAAACTGCACGCCGATGAGCGATTCGTTGAAGGCGTTGGTCTTGGCCTGTTCCGCCCTCAGCGCTGTGATCTCCGACGTGAGGTCGGCGACAGCCTGCGTCGCCTGCTTCTGCGCCTCGAGCATGTCGCCTTGAATCTGCAGCTGCTCGCGCTCGCTCAGGGCGCCATACGCACCGCCGAGCGCGGCCTGCCGAATGCGCTGGCGCTCCGCCTCCGCTTGCCCGGGCGAGTACACGCCCGCGCGTTCGCGCAGGTCGACCAGCTCGAGGTCACTGCCGGCCTTGTCCGTCGCCGACGACGCCGCGGCGCCGCCACCGGCGACGTCCTGCGCCTCCTTATCGAGATCTCCGATGTCGAGGCCCAGCTCGGGGATGTCCTGCAGCTCGAGTGACTTCAGCTCTGCGGCGAGGTCCGAGCGCTGATCCTCAAAGTCACGGATGCGCTTGACGATCCGCGCACGAGTGCCGCCCTTCGCCTTGTCGCGCTTCTTGCGGGCAGCCTTGATCAGGGCGTCCAGCCGCTTGATCGCCGTCCTCAGATGCTGCGCCCGTCGCTTCGCCCGAGCGAGCTGCTTGCCCTTCTCGACCCGCAACGCCTTGATCTCTGAGCCGCGCGCTGCTCTGCCCTCGGCGGTCCCGAGATCCTCCTCGCTCTGGCCGAAGCGCCGTTCGAGCTGCCCGTACGCAGTCGAGCCATCCTCGATCTGCGCGGCGGCGCTCTTGGCCGCCCCGACCGCCCGGTTGATGCCCGGGCTGTGGCGGCGCGTCAGCGCGTTGATGATCCGTGAGCCACCGCGCTCCTGGGCCTCGGCTCGATCAGGCGCAGCGGACGCACCGCCACCCCCGCCACCCCTGCTCGAGCTGGCGCCGGCGCCGCGGGAACCGATGACGGCTGCTCGAGCACGACTGAGGAACGAGCGGTAGCTGCCCGCGGTGTACGCCGTCCAGGGCTGCCAGTTCTTCCCGCCCGACGACAGCGCCTTCATCGCCCGAGCGTTCGCGTCGGGGTTCTTCAGCTGCGCATCGGTACCGAACCGGCCCTTGTGCGCCAACTGGTTGATCTGCCAGAACCCGATCGAGTGATCACGCGGCCCGATGTTCACGGCCTCAGCGTTGTAGCCGCTCTCGGGCCCCGCGATCGCCACGGCCTCGACCAGCTTCGTGCCGCTCAAGCCGGCCCTGCGCGCGGCCGCTGTCGCCTGACCGATGCCGTCGCCGATCCCGGGCCCGCGCCGACCGAGGTCGAGCGCGACGTGAACGTGGTCGAGGTGGTCTCGTGCGACCTGCCCGGTGTAGCGGTGGGGCCGACCGTTCTTCACGCCGGCGCCGCCGGGTGTGTAGATCAGCTCGGCGAGCCGGCCGCCGTAGCGAGACTTCATGGCCTTGAAGTAGCGCAGCATCCCGGCAGGCGGGCCTGCCACGTCGATCGCCTCGCCCGTCGAGTGATACGAGGTGTTACCGCTCGAGGTCTTCTTGTTCTTCCGGCTGGCCTCGCCGCCCGACGACACGCCCAACCCGAACGTCGCACCGAGCGCAGCGAAACCACCCAGCGCAGGATTCGCGCCCATGAGCCCGCCGCCGCCCGCGCCAGCACCAGCCAGCGCGCCATTGCCGAGGCCCGTGGGGGCGTTCTGGGCGATCTGTCGCCCAAGCCCATCGCCCTTGAGCTTGCGCCAGATGGCTTGCCCAAGGCCCGTCGGCGTGCCACCCGCGCCGATCTTGTCGTACAGGCTCTTGGTGATCGTATCCGCGGCCGTCGCGATGCCAAGAGCGACGCCCACAACGATGCCCTTGCCCAGCACCTTGCCGAGCCTTTTGCCGGTGTTTCGGTGCTTGTCGAACACCGCCGACGACGCCATCCCTTCGCCGCCCGCCGCCGCCGTACCGGCGGCGGTGCCAGCGACTGCACCCTGAGTAGCGAAGATGCGGACTAGTCCCCTCATCGCCGAGCGTCCGCCCTTGAGCAGGCCGGTGAAGCCGGTCGCGGCGCTCACGAACTTGAGCGTCTTGACCGCGACGCCGACGGCAATGACCGCTGCGGCGAGCTTGCCGACCTCGGGGTGTTTCTCGACGAAGCGGCCGACGGCTGCGCCGGCGCGGCCGAGCCACACTACGATCGGTCGGGCTTCGTCGACAATGGTCTCGACGACGTCGGCGAACTGGCCGCCGGCGCCTTTGCCGGTGCGCATCTGCGCAACGAACTTGCTGAAGGCCTGTGAGCCCTTCGTCAGCGCTGGGATGAGCTCTTGGCCGAGAGATACCTGCAGACCCATGGTCGCGAACTTCGACTCGCGCTGGGCCGCAATCATCTCCTCGAGGCTCTTGACGGTCTTGCCCTTGAGCGTGACGCCGTACTTGTCGGCGAGCGCGAGCTGTTCGTCCATCGCCTTCGAGCCGCCACGCAGGACCGGCACGATGCTTTGCCAGCCGCGCCCGAAGAGCTTCGCTGACAACGCGGCGCGGTCGGCGCCGGCGGGCAGGGCCGCCAGGCCGTCGGCGGCCTTCTTCAGGACGTCGTCGAAGTCGCTCTTCTTCAGCTCGTCCTGCGAGATCCCGAGCTTCTTGAACGCACCGACCGTGTCGCCGGCACCCTTGGCGAGCAGCTTCTGGCGCTGCTCCTGGTCCTTCTCGGAGCCGCCGAGCTCGTCGAGCTTGGCTCGGTACTTGTCCTGTTCGCTGCCGGCCTTGCCGATGTTCTTCGACAACACGACGAACGACTGGTTGAGCGCCTTTGAGTCGATGTCGCGCGACTTCGCGGCGGCGGCCCACCGCGATGACGACTCGATCGACAGGCCTAGGTTCTTGTGCAGTGACAGCGTCGTCTTCGCGAGCGTCGTGGTCGTATCGATCGCCTTCTTGCCGCCGGCAATCGACGCGTAGGCGCCGACCATCGCGGCGCCGCCGGCGGCGGCGCGCTTCGCCAGGCCGGAGAACGAGGATCCGACGCGGGTGTTGGTGTGCTCGGCTTTCTTGCCGAACTTCGTGAGGTTGTCGCCGCCCTTGTTGAGGGTGCGTTCGAGCTGCTTCTGATCCCCGGTGATGAGGACGGCGAGCGCTGCTTTACGTGTCGACATTGCTCGCCTCCTTGTGTCGGCGTTGCCTCAAGAACTGCTCCATCGCCTGCAGCTCGTGGGGGCGCAGGTGGTCCAACGCTTCGGGTGCCGCCCAGCCGAAGGTGGCGCCGAGCTCAGCGGTCCATCGCGGCCGCGGGTCTACCTCGAGTTGCGCTAGGTCGAGGAGCCGTTCGCGCGCCGGTGCTTGGCGGCGGCCGGCTTGCGTGGCGGCGTCGTAGGAGGGAGGAGGTCGACGGGCTTGAGGTTGAGTCCGTCCTCGATCGAGAACTCCGGGGTGGTGCGCCTGGCGCAGACGATCGCGAACGCGAGGCGCATGTCGTCCTGGGTGTAGTCCTCTTCGGGATCGCCGGCGGGATCGGTCAGCTTGACGAGCTCGGCCACCAGAATCTTGATCTGGCGACGCTCGGCGTAGGACAGCTCGTCGAAGTCGATCGTCGTGCCGTTGATGTGGACGGGAGAGTCGGCGCCGGGCTTTTCGGGCAGCGGCTCGCCGCAGGACGGACAGGTTGCTTCGGGCATGTGGTGCTCCCTCAGGTTTTGAGGTTGGGGGGTCAGGCCGCGGGGCCGCCGCGGAATCCGTGGCGACGCATCAGCTCGTCAAAGCTGCGCTCGAGGTCATCAGCGATTTCGTCTTGTTTGGCGTCAAGGGCACGGTTGACTGCGTGCGGTCCACCGCGGCGGTACTCCTCGATCGGCCCGTGGAGCAGCTTGCTTCGCACGAGCCCGCGCGCGCCGCTGGTGCTGGCCCGGTAGGAATCGGCCAGCCGTTGCTTTCTGCCGCGGTAGCTGTCACTCAATGGTCGGGTGCCGCGTGGTTGGTTCCTTCCGGCCTGGACCGCGACGACTTCGGCAGCGCGTTTCGTGACGCCCTGCACTTCGCGGAGAGCGTCCTTGCCCACCGCGCGCATGGCCCGCCGCATCTTGTAGAGGTCCGGGACCTTGATCGCGTCAGCCATCGGTGCACCGCGGGACCGGCAACGTTGCCGGTCCCCTAGATGGCGGTGTCGGTGCTGGTGTATTCGATCTTCAGCGGGGGGTTGGTGCCGTCGTCGCCGGCGACGTACGGCACGGTCTGGCTGAGGACGTCGGGTCCGTCGATGCCAGGGCTGTTGCCGCGGATCTGGATGGCGCTCAGCGTGAACGTGATGTTCTCGGAGTAGATGCCGGAGATCACGTCGTTGGTGAAGCTGAAGCTGAGCGCGACCTTGGCGCCTGAGCGGAACAGTGCGTAGGCGCTGGTGTCGAACCACTCGAGCTCCATGTTGCCGGTGGTCGTCTGGAATCCGTTGGGGATCGGCTTCTGTTTCGTGCCGCCAGAGCCGATGAAGAAGCGGTCGGTCCGATAGGGCTGGGCCCAGTCGAGCGACAGTGACCGCACCACGGCGACTGGCGTGCCGTTGAGCGTGATGACAGCGGTGACGGTTCCTAGCCAGGACGTGACGCCGCTGGGGTAGGCGGCGGCAGCAAGCGCGAGGCCAGCCGGTGACGTCGCGAGCGTCCGCTCGTCCATGCTGTCCCATGCGAGGTTGACCTTGAGCATCCCTGCGGCGTCGAGGCTGAACGAGGCGCCGGTCAGGATCGATCCGGGGTAGGTCGTCGCGACGTCGGCGGCCTGGGTTGTCGGCTTGTTGGTCTGGATGCAGGCGCTCTTGTTCGGCATCGAGGTGCCGATGAGGTGGGTTTGCAGGTATGCCGGAGTCGCGGCCTGCTGGACTACGGTGGGCGTGAGGCCGTGCATGAGGTCGAGGATCGCGCCGAAGCCCTTGGTGGGCACGTCCATCGGCACGCCGCCGGCGGCCTGCCTGGTGGTCGCGCGCATCCGTCCGGAGGGGCCGTACATGCGGTTGGCGCGCAGTCCGACGCTGTCCTGGTAGTTCTGGTCGAGGGCGAGCGCCGCGCTGTCGATCTCGAAGAACTTCGTGGCGGCGAGCTGCGTGCCGTAGGTGACTTCCTTGGTGAGTCCGAATTGGGTCCCGAGACCCGATGCCAGCGTCATGACGTGCCGCCCTCGTTGTCGTCGTTGTCGTCGTCGTTGTCCTCGATCGGATCTGCGGCGACGGTCGGATGTGCGGCGGTGAGCCCGTCGACGAGGTCCTTCTTGAGGATGTTGCCGTCGGCGCCGGTGCCCTCGATCTCGAGGTCAGCAGCGAGCGGCGTCAGCTCATCGACGGTCATCGCTTCGTAGTAGGCGTGCGGATCGGTGGGCTGCCAGTCGCCCTGCTCGAGCAGCCGCTCGACGAACTCCGGATCCACGGCGGCGTCGGCGATCTCTGTCGGCAGGGCTTCGCCCTGGTCGACGTGGCGTGGCCGCTGCTGCCCATCGACGAGCAACACGGTGAGATCGACCCCGGTGCCGGAGCCGCCCTCGTAGCGGGCGTTCTGCTTCATGGGAACCCTCCTGGGGTCGGTTGGTTTCTCAGATGCGGCCGCGCGCGGCGACGCGCACGAGCGCTTCGCTGACGCGCTGACCGGGGGCTTGCGTCGGTGTCTGATCCGCGCCGGCGTATTGGATGTCGAAGAGGCCGGGGATCGTGCCGCCACCCAGTCGGGTGTTCGCGCGGACGATCGTCTCGACGTCGGCGACGATCTCCCACATTCGAAGCTCGCAGGCCTGCGGGTCGTCGCCGTCGCGTAGGACCGAGACGACGAGCTCGAGGACGTAGGTCTCGTCGCGGCGTTGGTTGCCGATCGCCTGCGGCTGCTGCGTGGACTTCGTGCCCTCGAACCACAGCGCCTCCTGCGCCAGGGCGTCCTCAGAGGGCCTGGCCCATTCGATCTGCAGGCCGTCGAGGCTGACGGTGTTCTGCAGCAGTTCGAGCAGCGCGACCTTCGTGGCAGGGATCGTCGTGGTTGCCGGCATCAGGCCATCCGTCGGAAGGGCTGCAGCAGGTCTCGCGCGGCTTGGGGGATCTCGACGCGTTCGTAGCGGGTCTCGCCGCCCGCGCCGTCGGCGACGCTGTACTGGCCGACGCTGGTGCGCATGTTGTGCACGACGCTGACGATCGCGGCCTCGCGAACGTTGTCGGGGATCTCGTCGAATCCCCAGTCGCCGGTGATCTCGACGAGCGTCGTGCCCCACAGTGCGTTTGTGGCGACGAGCGCGGGTCGGAAGCGCAGCGCGAGGAAGGTGCCGTGCTTCGACGGGTAGGGGTGCAGCCGGTAGTCGGCCGCGGCGAGCGTCACGACGTCGGCGCTGTCGGCGTCTGTGAGCACTTCGGTGACGGTGCGTAGCTCGTATGGCGTGAGGCTGAGCAGGGGGCCGTCGTCGACGTCGTACTCGAAGGTGCGCGTGGCTGCGTCGGTTGGCGTGAACTCGCGTTCGTACTCCTCGGCGATCGCCGAGGAGAGGCTCGCGATCAGCCGCTGTACCTCGGCGTCCTGTCCGGTGTTCGCGACCGGCGTCTGTCGCCGGCCGCGGACTTCGGCGAGCGTGCACAGCGGGGTTACGCTCATGATCTCTCCTTCGGCGTGGTGGTCTACATCGCGGGCACCATCGGGGCGCGCCTGGCGCTCATCGCGTCGATGACTTCGACACCTGCGATGCCCTGCAGGTAGATCGCCGTGATGCCGGGGTTCGCGTGGCCGAGCTGGCGTTGGATGAGGTGCAGTGGGACGCCTTCGCGAGCGAGCTCGCAGGCGTGGGCGTGGCGGAAGCCGTGCGGGTTGATCCTGCGGCGGACCGACGAGCGTGCCGCGGCGAACCGCAGCGCCGATCGGGCGCCGGATGGGCTCCACTTCTTGCCGGCGGACGCGCCGAGCACGACCGGGAAGACGGTCCCGACGGGCAGCTGCTCACGTGTCTGCATCCAGGGCCGCAGCTCCTGCCAGCCCCAGTCGTCCATCCCGATGAGGCGACGCTTGCCGCCCTTGCCGGATCGGACGAGGATGCTGTTCGCGCGCTCGTCGAGATCGGACTCCTGCAGCGCGAGCGCTTCGCTGATTCGTAGCCCGGAACGCCAGAGCACGATGATCAGCGCTCGCAGTCGCTGGCCGGCGAGCGTGGCGCCGCACGCTTTCAGGACAGCGACGATTTCGAGGATGCTGGGTGGGTCCGCCGGATAGGTCTGCCCGGCGTTGCCGGGCCGTCGGCCCCGGTGAAGCGCGCTGAACGGGGTGCCGCTGAACGCGGTACGGTCGGTCTGCATGGGAGCGTCATCTCCTGTGCCGGCCCCCGGACGTTGGCGCGTCGCGGGGGCGTTTCTATGGGCTCAGGATCCTGCCAGCCGCCGCGGCGCTGCTCAACGAATGGTCTAGTGCTCCCGACGCAAAGCGATCATCCACTCAGCGGCACGTACGGGGCTAGAGCCTGCTCAAGCTTGCGGCCAAGGTACGCATGCCCAGCGGGCGAGGGGTGGGTGCCGTCCGAAGATATGTAGTAGTCGGCGTTGCCGTTCCCAGCGGGCGTCCCAACACGCCCAGTCCCCGTGATCCACTGCTCCCCGATCGGATCAATGAAAATCGCCCCGGCAGCGAGGGCCTTGGCCTCGATCGTGTCGCGAACGCCGATCACGTCCGATCCCGCCGCGTTGTTCGTGGGGTTCTCGTTGGGCCACCACGGACCCACGACAACCAGCGCCGATGTCGGGGAGCCAGAACGGATTGCGTCGTACAGCGCGGCCGCCTCCGTCCCCAGTACGGTCAGCGCTGTTGCCGCCCCGGCCGGATAGATCGCCGAGGTATGCCTATCGGAGTCGTTGATTCCCCCGGCCACCAGCGCGATATCAGGCGTGTAGTTCAGCATGACTTCTTGGACGCGTGACCGGAACTTGACGCGGCTGAACGGGCCAGGATTCATATTGCCGGTCCCGCCCGAAGGAGACACGCGGGTATCCCTGATACCGAGCAGACGACCCGCTCGCTTGAACAGGTCATTGAAGCTATCTGGGTTCGGCCCATCCCCGTAAGAGTCGGTGATCGCGATCAACTTCGGCCCAACAGATCCCGCGACAGCGGTTATCACTGAACCTGTAGGAACGCGGACCGGACCGAGCTGGTTGGCCGTGCTGTACTCGATCCTGATCGCCTTGGTGCCCGCCGCAAGCGAGGAGACAAGCAGCCGGTAGAAGTTGCCATCCGCAGGGCCGAGCGTCGTATGACCCGCCGTCGCGGGCCGATCATCGACCCATACACGGCAGACACCGAGCTTGCCAAACGCGACCTGCTCGAACTGCGTGGCGTCCGTCAGAAACTCCACCTGGAAGCCAGCGTCGTCAAGCCAGTTGGCGTCGCTGACGACAGGGCCTATGCCCTTGTAGTTCGGGTAGATCGCCAGCGTGACCACCTTGCCGCCAGACCAACGAAAGACGCCGTTGGTGTGGGCATATTCGACCGCCGAAGCGATCGACGTGGCCGCGTTCGCGGCACTCAGTGCGATCGTCGGCGGGGACGCCATGACCGCCGCATATTCCGCGTCGCGCACGGCGCGGAGCCCCTGTGCAATGGCAACCGGCGCGCCACTGGGTGGCGCACTCCAAATCACTCCACCGGGGCCAAAGGTCAGTACGCGACCGTCAGCACCGTCATCCCAGGCACTACCGCTTTCCAGCGCACTGAGCTGAGTCTCGATGGGCTCGAGAGCGCCCTCGAGTACGCCCTCCGTGAGGACCGAGTCGCTGAGGCCGAAGCCGGTGGGCGACTCGTCGTCGCGCACGATGACGTCGCCCGCACCGTTGAGGTCGATCGAGATCGTCCGCCAGTCGGGATCGTCCGGCGGGATGAAGCCGGGGGCACCGTCGCCGCCGTCTTCCCAGTTGACGGGTTGGCCGAGGAGTAGGGCCTCGAGCGCGTCGGGGACGCTGATCGAGAGATTGCGCGGGGCCAGGTAGCCGATCCCGTTGTAGTTGACGGTCACGCTTGCGTACGGACCGACGTATGTCACCAGCGACATGGGCTGCCTCCTCTGTGGGCTTCAGGTGCCGCACGCGTGCGGGAGCGGCTATCCGCCGCCCCCGCGCCGCGAGCTACCGGGTCGCGACGTTCGGCCGGGCCCGCGCGCTGTCGGCCACGCGTTTGATCTCCGTGGCGACCTGGCTGGCGCGGTTCTTGGCGGCCTCGGCGCCGGCGGTGTCGCCGGTGGTCTCGGCGGCCTTGGCCTTGGCCTCGTAGCCCTCGCGTTCGCGGACGAGCGCGGCCATGTGGTTGGTGCGGTGGCCGGTCGTCGGGAACTCGGACGCCGGCTGGATGATCGGTTCTGGCATGGTGTTGGTCTCCTGTTCTTGGGGAGTTCAGCGCGGCGCGGGAAGTCCCCGCGCCGCGCGGGCGATCAGAACGTCGGCGTGATCAGCCCGGTGCCGGCGATGACGCTGATCCCGTTGGGGAAGCGCTCGAACGTCGCGGCGACGTAGGCGTAGACCTGCAGGCGGACCTGCAGCGTGCCGGACAGCACCTCGGTCATCGCGCGAGCGTGCAGCTCGCCCTCGAACCACAGGTGGTCGGCCATGCGAGTCTCGACGATGCGATCCTCGTTGGTGCCCGCGCCGAGGTTGACGGGCATCGCGTCGGTCATGTGATGCCAGACGCCCTGCAGGTTGACCGGGTGATCCTCGCCCGACCCGCCGCCCGTCTCCGTGCCGACGACGCCGGCGGCGTTCATCGGCCCCATGATCTGCGGCACGACGAGAGGTCGGCTCTGCCCGTCGAGCGCCGACGTCAGCCAGTAGTAGCGGCGCGGCGCGAGCCAGCCATGCGTGATCGGCCGCTTGCGAGCGGTGCGGGCATCGCTGAGGGCTCCGGCGATCTTGGGGTACAGCTCGGGCACGGTCGGCGACGCGTCGGTGTACGTGATCGCGTTGAAGCCCGAGACGGCGAGCATGCCCTTGATCTGGCCAGACGCCCCGCTGCCGTTCCAGCCCTGGTCCTCGCAGCGGTAGTAGTAGTCGGCGATCAGGTCCGCGAAGACGATCTCGTCGAACGCGATGGGGGACTGGTCGAGCAGCTGCATGGCGACGTCCTGCTGCCCCGCGATCGTCCGCACCGGCGCGGTAACCGTCGCGTCGGCGAGGTCCGTCGATGCGACCGCCGCGCCATCGGCCGTCTGCGGCGCGGTGACGGTGCCGGTCGAGATCTTCGGGATGACGATCGAGTCCGTGCCCGACGGCAGCGGGATGTGCCGGCACGACTCGACCATCGGACGTGACGCGCGCGGAACCTCCGCGTACTCGTCGAGGAGGTGCAACGGCGGGACGAAGCCGCCGCCGGCGCCGTCGACGCGCGTCAGCGCTCGTGACTCGCGCTGCACGCCGATGACACCGGACTGCTCGAGCGCACGGGCGACGGGCAGCGGGAGCTCGCGCAGCAGCTGCTCCATCTCGCGGTCGACGCCGTCGCGGGCTCGGCGATCGCGAGCGTCGACGACGCCCCGGACGTCCTGGGCGTGGTTCGCCAGGCGCTCGGACGCGCCGCTGAGACCGCGGCCCGTGAGCGACCGCGCGAGGTCGAGGAAGTAGCTGTTGCCGCTTCCGCGCTCGTACGTCGGCGGCTCGCGCGTGATGCGTGCCCCGCTGCCGTCACCTGCGCGGCGGTCGTCGTCGGCCGCGGTGTCGGCCGCAGCCGGCGGGAGTGCGCGGCGCGCGGTCTCGAGGTCCTCGGCGCGGCGCAGCGCGACACCGGCATCGCGGTGCTCGGCCTCGGCGGTGTCGAACTCGGTCTGCGCTGCGGTGCGCTGCTCGTCGGTGCTGTCGGCGGTGAGGGCGTCGATGGCGCTGTTGGCGCGCTCGAGGCGCTCGAAGGCCGCGCGCACTGCGGCGCGCAGCTGGGCGATCGTCATGTCGGTCTCCTATCGGGTGAGGGTTCTGGCGTTGGCGACCGTCAGACGCCGCTTGGCTCCGGCCTGCTGGTCATGCAGGGCGGCCCGGCGCGCCTCGTGTGCGGGACCTTGGGTCGACGCCACGCGCACGGCGAGCTCGTCGAGTGATTCCGGCAGGTCCGGCGGTGTAAGTCCGTAGCGGTTTGCGACGCGCTCGAGCTCGCGGCAGCGGGCCTGCACGTCGGTCTGCGGGTAGGCGGGCTGGCCGACGCTGCTGACGTCGTACAGCCGGTCGATGAGCGTGACGGTGCGTGTGACCTCGACGGTGCCGTCCTCGTGGTAGACCTCTTCCCACATGTCCTCTGCGGTCGTGAACGCGAAGCTCATGTGCCTGACGTTGCCGGCGCGGGTGGCGATCGCGAGGTCTTTCGCGACGCTGGTCGGCGCGCAGCGCGCGTCGATCTGCAGCCAGCGCGGATCCTCGGCAAGGGTCAGCGTGCCGGCCGCGGTGCGGGCGAGCACCAGGCCGGCGTGGTCGTAGAGGTAGACGACGTCCTGCTGTTCGTCGAGCGCTTTGCGGACGGCACCGCGCGCGATCTTCTCGCGGAAGCTCCAGCCGCGACCGCCGAGCTCGTCGGAGAGAACGTCGAAGACGATCGCGTGGCCACTGAAGACGATGTCCGCCTCCGTTGTACCGGCAACGTTGCCGGTGTCGGCCTCGCGCACGACGACGTCGCGGACGTCGACGCGCAGCAGCCCGGCGGTGCCGATGTGCTTGCGCAGCTCCTCGAAAAACAGCGTCATGAGATCGCGACCTCCTCGGGTCGTGGGATGTGAGGTCCGCCGGCGGGGCGGCCGCGGTGGTTCAGCTGGAGAAGTCGGAGGGGCTGGACTTCGCCGGGTTCGGCGCGCCCCCGACCGGTGTGGCCTGCAGCTCGTCGCCGTCCTTGCGCTCGGGCCAGTCCTCGAGCGCGCGCAGCTCGTTCGCGACGGCGATGCCGCCCTGGCGCAGGAGGCGGTAGGCCTCGGCGCGATCCTTCAGCGACGGCCGCAGCAGCGCGTTGGTGATGAAGCGCGGGAAGTAGGTCTTGTCGGGGAAGAGCTCGTCGTCGGCGTACAGCGCTTGGTCGATGGTCGTGAGCAGTGGCTGCAGGAAAAGCTCGCGGAAGCGGGTGTTCGTCTCGGCCGGATCGGTGTCGTTCTCGGGGTCGACAAACGCCGCCGGCATGCCGAGGATCTGCGCTGCGCGGGTCGTCGAGATCTGCGCGGATGCGGCCCACTCGGCGTCCTTGAGGCTGACGGACACCGGCTGGTAGGTCGCGCCGCCCCACAGCAGCCCGGTGCGCCGGCTGCCCGGCTTGTGGCGACCTTCCCAGCGCTCCATGAACTGGTCGCGCTGCTCCTTGTTTGGGTTCTGGCCGGCTGGCCAGACGACGACTCCGGAGGGCGTGCCGTCGGTCTTGTACCAGCGGCCCTCGAAGATCTGCGCGGCGCGCCCCGCGGCGACGGTTTCGCGTGCCACAGCGATCGGGCTGACGCCGATCTCGGGGTCGTCGAGCAGGTCGCCGGCGATGTGGATGACGTCTCTAGGGTCGAGCTCTGTGCGACCGAGGTAGTAGCGGACGATGCCGTTGCGTCGCACGATGCGCGTGTGGCTCGGCTGCGTGGCCTGCAGTCCGACGACGCGGCGCGGCGCGAGCCGCCCGTCGGGCACGGTGAGCTTCTGGACGATGCTGTTTCCGTGGCCGAGCATGCCGTTGATGACGACGTACCAGAGCGCCCGCGGGGTCTTGCTGCCCTGTGGATTGGTGTGCAGCAGCTCGCGCTGGGGGGCGTCGTAGGCCTTTTCAGAGCCGGTGCCGGCGGGCTTGTAGACCTCGCAGGGCAGCTGGCTGCCGGCGCGACAGGCGAGCAGGAGGCAGAAGAGGAAGGCCGGGAGGCCGTAGGCGTCCTGCCACGAGGGCGCCAGGCCGGTCGACGTGGAGCCCGCTGTGCCAGGCGCCGGGATCACCCACGATGCGTTCGTGTCGACGTCGAGGGATCGCAGCGCGACGTTGGCGCCGTGCGAGCGGACGATCACGAGGGGTTCACCTCGATGAACACGACGCGTCCGGCGGGGATCTCGACGTGCTCGGCGTCGAGCGGGACCTTGCGAATGGAGAGGTCGTCGCCCTGCTCGAGCGCGGCCGCGGCGATCAGCACGTAGTGCCCGCCGATCGGTCGGCGGCCGATCTGGATGCCCTCGAAGCTCGGTCCCTGCAGCTGGTGGATGCGCACGCGGCGCTTGCCGCGCATCACCACTCGCATCCGGGCATCGCGACGGGCCCGGCGAGGGCGAGCTCGGTGCCCATCGTGAGGGTGATCCCGGCGTCGATGCGGCCGCCGCTCTCGCTCTTGGAGAAGCGCCAGCCCTCCTCGGGCTTGTGCTTGACGCCCATCGCGGTGACGTGGGCACGCAGGACGGGGTCGCCGTCGTGTTCGTAGACCGCGTCGCTGCCGCAGATCGCCTCGAACGTCGCCTTCGACGCGGGCACCATGCGGACGTCGGTCTGGGGAAACTCGATCATGAGGAACCCTTCGTCGGTGAGATCTTCGGGATCAAAGAGGTGCGGGTCGAACGCGAGGGCGTAGACGTCGCGGCCGCCGTCGCGGATCGAGCGGATGTGGTCGCGCACGATCGACTGGCGGATCGTGCGCTCGGCGATGAGCTCGTGACAGACCGGTTGTGGTCGGCCGGTCCGCGTTTCCTGCAGCGCCCACACGTAGGACTCCGGCACGACCTTGCCGTCCGGGCGCAACCAGAACTGCGTCACGGCGGTCGCGTCGGACTTGCGGGCGTAGTCGACGACGACCAGGACCTGCACGCCGTCGGCCGGGATTCTCGCGCCGGTGTTCAGCGCGTCCCATGCCTCGGCGGGGATCTTCGCGTCATCGGACTGCGCCCAGAGGTTGCAGCGCCAGCGCAGGTAGCGCGCCCACGGCAGGCTCTCGTAGCCGTCTGCGATCGAGTCGACCGTCACCCAGGACGCAGGGTTCGCGAACTTGACCGTCTCGAAGTCGGTCGGATCGTCGGCGCCGAGCGGGTGTCCCTTCTCGCGCAGTGCCCAGATCAGACCGACGCTGCGTCCCGACGGGGCCCGCGTGACGGTCAGCCGGCCCTGCACGGGGTCGTAGGAAAGCTCGCCGTCCCCGTCGAACGCGAGGCCTTCGACGAGCTCGCCGCCGTCTTGCGTGCCTTGCCGCAGCATCCTGGCGAGCAACTCGCCGAGCACCGTTGCGGGGTCCCAGCCGGCGGTGGAGATGATCACGATCAGCCGGCCCGGGCGCTTCGTCACGCCGGACCGCAGGTCGACGTACATGTTGTCGTTGTCGTGGGCGTGCAGTTCGTCGATCAGCGCCAGAGTCGGGTTGTAGCCCTGCTTCTTGTTGGCGACCTTCGTGTTGTCCGACGCGAGGACCTTGATGAAGCCTTCGCCGCGGCGCGCCCGGATGATCTTCTGTGCGCGGCCGATCCGCAGGTGCTTCTTCAGCGCCGGCGAGCTCTCGACGTAGTGCACGGCGAAGCGGAACATCTCGCCGGCCTGCTCGCCGTCGGCGGCGCCGATGTAGCAGCTGCAGTTGCGGACAGTGAGCAGGTGGAAGACGGCTAGCGCGGCGAAGAACGCGGTCTTGCCGTTGCCCTTCGGCAGCATCGCGAGCAGCTCGACACGGCCCTTGACGAACACCTCCCAGGCGATCAGCAGGAGGTGCGGCTCGAGCACGAAGTGCTGCTTGTCGCCGTGCTCGTCGGCGTCGGGCATCGTCAGCAGCGATGCGAACCACAGGAAGTCCTCGAGACACCAGCTCAGCCGGCCGGTGCGCTCGCGCTGATGGCACAGCTGACGCAGCCGCTTCGCCGAGTACTCCGGCCGCGCCGGCGCCCGTCGAGCGCCGGCGGCGACGGCCGCGATCGACAGGCAGAGCCAGGTCAGCTGCAGCCGCAGTCCGCTCGGCCCGCGCCGGCAGTCAGCCGAGCGCGCCGGCGAGCGGGTCGTCGCCGTCGCCGCCGGCTTCGACCTGGGCGCGACGCCGCGACGCCGGAGTGAGAAGTAGCTCCCTGGCGTAGTCGTTGGCATCACGCTCGGCCTCCCTGCAGGTCTTGATGTTCGGGTGCTGCACCAGCTGGTGCTGGGATCCCTTCGCGGTCATCACCACCCGGCCGTCCTTGTCGCGCGGCAGTCCGTCGCGGGCCTGGCGGGCGCGCTCCGATGCGCGGATGTAGCGCTCGAGCGCCGGCACGTCGGAGACCTGCCACGTGCCCTGCGTCTCGAGCTGCTCGATCGTCAGCCGCCACAGCGCGCGGCTCGTCTCGTCGAGGTCGCGCGGCGGCGTGACGGAGTCAGGCGAACGGCGAGGCAACGGAACCTCCGGCGAGTCCGAACGGAGTCGCGGCGCACCGCCCTCCGAGCGCTCTCAGCGCGATGCGGACGCGCTGCGCGACGAAGAGGCGCGCCCAGCGATCGCGCCGCGTGCTGCGCGTCGTGGCCGCCGGTGCCCCGAGCACGAGCTCGAGGCGAAGCAAACCGTGACGATCGTCAAGAAGACCCCTTCTTGGCTCTCTCAGACAAACCCAACGAGAACCTGAGTCTTTCCGAACGCGACTACTGCGGGGTGACGGGGGGGTGCCGTCACCCCAAGTGCGACACCCCCCCATGATTCAGCTGCTCGCCTTCTGCTTCGCGAGCTTGTGATCGGTCGGCACGCCCAGCGTCTGGACCATGAACAGGCGCGGGTTCTCTTCGCCCGACTTGCCCTTGGCCAGCTCGCGCAGCGCGCTC